GATAGATGGATATACAAAGAAATACAGCCTTACGTTCATCAAGCTAACGCAAGTGCAGGTTGGAATTTTAATTGGGATTTCTCTGAATCTTGTCAATTTACTAAATATAATAAAGGTCAATTTTATGATTGGCATTGCGATAGTTGGGATAAACCTTACGCGAGAGAAAACGCAAATGATCCATCGCATGGTAAAATAAGAAAACTATCCGTAACAGTTAGTTTATCAGATCCAAAAGATTATAAAGGTGGAGAGTTAGAGTTTGATTTTAGAAATATGGATCCTGATAAAAAACCTAATATTAAAAAATGTGAAGAAATATTACCAAAAGGATCATTAGTTGTTTTTCCTAGTTTTGTTTGGCATAGAGTATGCCCAGTAAAAAAAGGATCAAGATATAGTTTAGTAATATGGAATTTAGGATATCCGTTTAGATGAATTTTCCAAAACAATTAAATTTAGAAGAATATTTTAAGTGTCCAATATGGTGGGCAGACGAACCTAAATTTGTAAATAAATTAAATAAAGCCTCTGATCCTTATATTAAAAAAGCTCAAAAAAATTTAAAAAAAGAAATAAATGAACGAAATAAAAAATTTGGTGATAAAGGAGATATGGGTCATGTATTTCATTCTACAACATTAATTGGAGATCCTAAGTTTAAACAATTACAGGATTATGTAGGTGCAACCGCACAAAATTTATTAAACGAAATGGGTTTTGATTTAACAAACTATAGTCTATTTACAACAGAAATGTGGGTTCAAGAGTTTGCTAAAAAAGGTGGTGGACACCATACTTTACATACACATTGGAATGGACATATGTCTGGATTTTATTTTTTAAAAGCTAGTGAAAGAACATCTATGCCAGTTTTTGAAGATCCAAGAGCAGGCAATGTAATGAATCTTTTACCTGAAAAAGATAAATCAAAAGTAAGTTATGCAACTTCACAAATACATTACAAGGTTAAACCTGGTCGTATGATATTTTTTCCATCTTATATGCCACATTTATATAGTGTAGATATAGGATACGAACCGTTTAGATTTATACATTGGAACTGTCAAGCAATACCGAAAGGAGTACTTAATGTCGTTCAAAAAAAATAAATATAGTGTTTTAAAAAAAGCAATAAATAAAGAAATGGCTGATTTTTGTTATGCTTATTTCTTAAACAAAAGAAGGGTTTCAAGATTTTTGTTTGATCAAAAATTTATATCACCATTTACAGAATACTTTGGAGTATGGACAGATAGTCAAGTGCCAAACACTTATTCACATTATGCAGACCTAGTGATGGAAACTTTGTTACAAAAAGTAAAACCAATTATGGAAAAACACACAGGTTTAAAATTATCAGAAACATATTCTTACGCTAGAATATATAAACAAGGTGATGTGTTAGCTAGACATAAAGATAGGTTTAGTTGTGAAATATCTACAACACTTAACCTTGGTGGCGATGACTGGCCAATATATTTAGATCCAACAGGTAAAAAAGGACAGGCTGGAATAGAAGTAAAACTAGAGCCTGGAGATATGTTAATATATTCTGGTTGTGATTTAGAACACTGGAGAGAAGAATTTAAAGGTGACCATTGTGGTCAAGTATTTTTACATTATAATAAAAAAGGCTCTAAGATGGCTAAAGAAAATGAGTTTGATAAACGACCATTTATAGGGTTGCCTGCATGGTTTAAAGGCTTTAAATTACCAAAATAATATAGTAGAATAATAATCTGGCGGGAGATACACCACCACACCATCTCCTGCCTGATTATTATAGGATTATTATGCTACAAAAAATAGGTTTTCAACCAGGTATCAATAAACAAATTTCAGCCACAGGAGCAGAGGGTCAGTGGATAGACTGTGATAATGTTAGATTTAGATATGGTATTCCAGAAAAAATAGGCGGTTGGAAACAATTAGGAGCCAGCGCTCTTACAGGAGCAGGTAGAGGTCTTCATCATTTTGTAAATAGTAAAGGTAGAAAATATGCAATTATAGGAACAAATAGAATTTTATACGCTTTTTCTGGAGGCATATTTTATGACATACATCCTATTAAATCTACAACAACGCTTACAAATGCATTTACCACGACTAACGGATCACCAACTGTTACAATAACTTTCAGTGGTTCTCATAATATTGGAGAGCAAGACATAATTTTATTAGATAATTTTAGTGCAATAACTAATTCTAATTTTGGTGCATCTGATTTTAATGATAAAAAATTTATGGTAACATCTGTGCCATCAAGCACCACTGTTACAATTACAATGCCATCAAATGAAACAGGTTCTGGTGCAACAACTTCAGGCGGCGTTAGAGTTCAACACTACTATCCTGTAGGACCAGCTGTACAGGCAAAAGGTTTTGGTTGGTCATTAGGAACATGGGGAGGAGAAGTCGCTGGAGTAGCAACAACGACTATAACTTCAGGTATTAATAGTAGTCAAACAACAGGTATAATATTAACTGATTCTACTTTGTTTCCTACAACAGGTACAAACTTTATTAAAATAGGAACCGAAGAAATATCTTACACAGGTATTAGTGCATCAAATGAATTAACTGGTGTAACTAGAGATGTAAGGGGCACATCACCATCATCACACAACGGTGGAGATACAGTTACAAATACAACTGATTTTGTGGCATGGGGTGAAGCAGCATCAGGTGACTTAGTATTAGAACCTGGTATGTGGTCTATAGATAATTTTGGTGATAAAGCAATTTGTCTAATTCACGATAGTGCTGTTTTTTCTTGGGATTCTAGTTTAGCAAATGCGGAATCAACAAGAGCTGCTATCATAACTGGAGCTCCAACCGCATCAAGACACATGGTTGTATCTACACCGGATCGTCACTTAGTTTTTTATGGAACAGAAACAACAATAGGAGATGCTACAACACAAGATGAAATGTTTATAAGATTTTCTGATCAAGAAGATATAAATACTTATACACCAACAGCAACCAATACAGCTGGTACACAGAGACTGGCCGACGGATCACAGATTAGAGGGGCAATCAGAGGTCGTGATGCATTATATGTTTGGACAGACACAGCTTTATTTACACAACGTTTTGTTGGTCAACCATTTACCTTCGCGTTTGCACAAGTTGGAACTAACTGTGGACTTGTTGGACAGAATGCATGTGTAGAAGTTGATGGTTCTGCATACTGGATGTCAGAGAATGGTTTCTTTAGATACGCTGGTAAACTAGAATCTTTATTATGTTTAGTAGAAGACTTTGTTTACGATGATATAAATTTAGAATCTGGTAACCAAATGGTTTCTGCAGGGTTAAACAATTTGTTTGGTGAAATAACTTGGTTCTATCCAAGTTCTACTTCATCTGTTGTAAACAAACAAGTCACATATAATTATTTTGATTCTTCTAGAGAAAGACCTGTGTGGACAATAGGCACACTTGCTAGAACTATGTGGAGAGATTCTGCGGTATTTGGCAAACCACACGCAACAGAATATGATGCAGGCACAGATACCTCTTTTGATGTGGTAGGAAACACAGAGGGTACAACAATATACTATGAACACGAAACAGGCACAGATCAAATAAAAGGAGCTGCTATAACAGCAATAACATCTAGTATAGAATCTGGAGATTATGACATTACACAACAAAGAGCTGTAACAGGACAGTCTACAGGTATAGCAACTTTTAGAGGAGATGGTGAATTTATAATGAAAATTAGAAGATTCATACCAGACTTTATATCTCAAACAGGGACGACTAGAGTAACTTTAAATTTAAGAGATTTTCCAAATGATTCGCAAACAAGTTCTTCGTTAGGCCCTTTTGATATTACATCAAGTACTAAAAAAGTAGACACTCGTGCTAGAGCACGAGCGGTGTCTTTAAAAATTGCTAACACAGCAGCTAACCAAAGTTGGAGACTTGGAACATTTAGATTAGATATACAACCAGACGGACGTAGATAATGGCAAAGATAGTACAAGTATTAACAAGACCAAGTAAAGAATATGATTTGTTCACCGCAGAAGCTCAAGTAAGAGATCTTGATGCCATAGTAGAAAAATTAAATACTACATTTCAACAAGAATTAAAAGATGAGGTAGAAGCAGAAAACTTCTTTTTAAATTAATGGCAAATAGTTTTATAAATAAAAAAGTAGATTTAACTACAACAGATCTAACTACATTGTATACAGTGCCTAGTTTCAAAACAGCTGTTGTTAAATCATTAATAGTATCCGAGGATGCTGGATCAGGAAGCACAATAACTATAACTTTAGTAAATACTAGTAGTGCTATATTTAATTTATTTAAAGACAAAGCCATAGCATCTAAGGCAACAACAGAACTTTTGTCTCAACCTCTTATAATGGAAGAAGGTGAGA